CTCAAGTCCAGAAGCATCAACACCTACTAATTTATAACCTTTGTTTACTGTCCATAATGCCCTACATTCTTTACCATAAGGAGAGTACACAGCAGGAATCTGAGCCATGTTGGGCGACTGGTGACTCATTCTTCCAGTTATTGTACCATTGGTAATAACTTTACCATGTACTCTACCATCTTCCTTAATAGCTTCTATCCAAGAATTGACTTGAGCAATTCTCTTTTGTAGCATTAAGTATCTGTTTATTAATTTAGCTTCAGGTATATTATGTATTTGAGATAATACTTTTTCATCAACAATAATATGTCCTTTATCAGTTTTCTTTTTTGGTTTCCATCCAAGCATAACTAATCTTTCAGCAATCTGTTGCCTTGAACCTAAATTAAATTCTTTGTATTTAACTTTAATAAAGGGAACACCCTTTACATAACCTCTTGATTTGTTATTAGACTTAGGTATAAACTCTTCTTCTATTTTTAATGGAGGAAAAGTTTGTCTTACCTTAGTAGTTAAGTCATTCATATCTTCTTGAAACTTAGATTGTAGTTCATATGCTTCAACAACATTAATTTTAAATCCTCTTTCATGTTGCTTTTGAATTATCTGTGCCACTCTATGTTCAAGTTCTATTGATTGACCAAAGTCTTTTGTTTTACTAATTAAAAATTTATAAAGTCTTTCAGTTAGTTCAACATCATTTCTACAATAGGTTAACATATCTTCTGAGAAATAATCAAACTGTTCAAAATGTATTTTGTTTTGACCTAACTTAGTACCCCAATTTCTTAATGAGTGTCCACCATCTATCATAGGATTTAGTAATCTAGATAAAACTAAAGTGTCAGTCACTTTACAATTAGCAAATAAATCATAACCAAAAATTGTATTGACTACTGGTATATCAAAACCAATAATGTTATGACCTATAACTTCATCAGTTTGCTTTATAAGTTCAGCAAACCTATGCAATCTATCTTCTTTAAACTGATAATAAGTATCGCCATGTTTACAAACAATACACCATATCTTATCAGCAGTCATGGTTGTTTCTATATCAAATACAACTTTATTAAAAGTCATCTGACTTTACCTCATTAAGTCTACCAGTATCTATATCATATCTTAAATCACAACAAGGACCAGTAATACCAGAGAATCTATTCTTTAATACTCTTATCCTAGTAGTGTTCCTAACTTCAGGGTCATCGTTCTGTGCGTCTCTCTCAAGCCCAATAACCATATCACTTAGCTGTCCTATACTAGCTGAACCTCTTAATTGTGATAGTGATGTAGCTGCACCCTCTTCATGTCCTTTACCATCTGGTCTTCTCAAGTGAGATACTACTATCATAGATACTCCTGTCTCTTGAACAAGTGTTCTAAGTCTAGTCATAATTTCATCTAATGCTCTTCTCTCATCACCATGAGATTGGTCTGATACTATAATACTAACATGGTCTATAACAACATACTTACAATCTAAACCTTTAGCTAAGAACCTAACTCTTGAAACAATATTATCAATAGAGTTAGACCCAAAATGGTCAAACATATATACTCTACCAGTACCTACTGTTGCATTAAAATAAGTTTTCATTTCTTCATCACTTACATGAACATCAGGTAAATGTAATCTTTGATTAGCTTCAACACTCATCAAACCTTTTGAAGTTATTACTGGTGTTTCTTCTAACATTAATAATCCTATATTATCTTCTGTTGATTTTATAATGTGATGTACTACTTCTCTCATTACTTGAGTCTTACCTAGTCCAGACCCTGCTGTAAATGTGACTAACTCTGCAGGTCTTAAACCATATGTAATTTTATTTAATCCTTCAAATGGATATTGAACAAATGATTTAGTGACTGGTTTAAGTACATCATCTAGTAATGTATTAGCATTTATAATTCCATCAGGAGCAAATTTCTTAGCATCCCAAAAAGTTTTATTATATATTTGTATTTTGTTTTGTGATAAACAATCTGAAGCATCTTTTAATCCTTCAGGTAAATGCATTATCTTACATTTTCCTGGAGAAAATAACTCTGCAACTTTCATAGCACCTTCTCTACCATGCTCGTCATTATCAAAATTTATAACAACATTATCAAAATTATTTTCAAGCCATTCTAAACTAGCTTTAATATCTTTTACTGCTGAAGTAATTCCATTCTTAATACTAACTACTGGAGTGTGGTATGTTCCTTTCAACATCATTTGATAAGAAGATAAAGCATCTAACTCACCTTCAGTTATTATACAATATTTATTTTTAGAAAAAAGATGTTGACCAAACAAGCCAGAGTCTTTTGTATTACCTTGTATACTAAACTCTTTTAACTTTGTATACCTAGTCTTTGTTGCAATCTTTGCACCTTGAGTATCATGGTATGGATAGTAATGACTAATGATTGTACCCATGTTATCCATCTTAACTGTGACACCAAACTTCTTACAAGTATCTTCAGAAATATTTCTATCTATAATTTCTGCATAGTTAGAATCTTTCATGAAGTCTTTTACTTCATATTCATTATTACTTTTTGTTGTTGTTGGTTGTAATTCCATATCGTATTCCTTTATAAATTGTTGACATGAAAAACAATAAGCTGAATTGTCTGCGTTAACAGATACTGCATCACTACTAGAACATAGTGGACAGGGTAAATGATATTTTACAAAACCTTTTTTATTTATTTCTTCCATTGTCGCCCTTTGTTAATTTAATTTTGTCCAAAAAAAAGGAGTGGCAATTTCTCGCCACCCCCTCGGAGTAAGAAAAAATGAAAAACAAATTTCATTTTACTGTTGGATAGTACTAAAAATCATCCTTGATGTCAACACCACCTGAAGAATTTTCTACTTCAAAATCTTCTCTCGGTGTATATTCTATTAAGTCAATGACTTGTACAGCTTGTAAATCTAAACCCATTCCCTTCTTACCTTTGAAGTTCCATTCGTATGGTTTATACATTACTTTAACTTTACTTCCATTACCTACTATTTTATCTAATGGGTTCTTAGAAGCATCAACTAATTGTGGTTGAGTATTTTTATCACCATTAGCTTTCTGTACTTTTCTTTTAAATCTTACTATATTAGAAATAGTCTTCTCATCAATAGTAGTTTCGCCAAGTGCAATGCCTTGTTCTTTTAATTCATTAGCTGACTTGTCGTCTACTGCTAAATCAATTCTCCACATAGGTTCAAACTTTTCGTTTGGTCGTGTCAGAGAAGCCCAGTAAGCTGTGCCTTCAATTATTGCCATATGTATTTCCTTTGTTATGTTTGTTAATTGTTATTGTTTTACTATCATACTTCATCATCTTTGTCAACACTTGGTTCATCTTTTTTTTCCAAGAGTTCTTCTATCTTTTTATCAATGTTTAGTTTAATAGTTTGTTTTTTGTTTAGCTTTTCCTGAAGTTCACCTATCTTAGAACCCATAGATTGAATATCATTATTAGCTTGTTCTAATTGTATTAGAATCTGTTTAATCTTACTATCTTTTTGATTGATAGTATCATTTAATTCTTGTTTCTCTTTTGTTAAATCAGAGATTGTAGATTTATATTCTTTTAATAAAGTTTTATCTGTCATTAGTCTATGCCCACAATTATTTTTTTAATAATACTAATTGGAAAATTTTTAACTTTTTTATTTGGGTTGGTACTACACCCTTGAATAAAAACTAAAATTAAAAATAGTACAATTATATTTTTCATTATTATATAGAATAACATCCTTCATTAAATAATTCTTTTATTGGAATTACTACACACTTTGATGCTCTATAATCTCCTATGTTTTTAGTGTGTGTTTTTTTATATTTCTTAACTATCTTTCTTAATCTTGATACTCTAAATACTAACATACAATGTTCTTTACCATTCAGTTCTAATATATGAAACCACCATTTAGATTCTGTCTTGTCTATGCCTGAAGGTTTATCTCTATACTCATACTCAATAGCAATGTTGCCTGTCTTTCTCCACCAACTTCTTTCAGTTTTAATCTCAACTTTACTTCCTTTAAGTAAGTCGGCTACTCTTTTCTCTCTTATCTGTCCATACTCTAAGTCTATATCAAACTTAGTATTCTTTCCTGTACTCATTAATATTGTTCCTCTTGATGAAAGCTACAAATATAATGAGTTAAAAACTTATTAAGATTTTTATTCTTAAATAGTTTCTTAGCATTAGCTTTATCTAACTGTTGAAACTTTCTGATTATAAATGTTGGTTCTAAGTTTGCGTAATCGCATATCTCACAGAAGTGTGAGTCATCTTTTGAAAACCAAGACTTTGCTTCTTGGATTATTTGTTTTCTTTTATTACCCCATGCATGAATATCTACATCCAATGCATCCATAATTGCTCTTACAATTACACTTCGATATAATAAAACATCTGGTGTTATCGCCCTGCCTTCGCCTTGTCCTGCGTTTATACTACTGTTCAATATCATATTTCATTTTATCGAACACCTTGTCTATTAAAGACTTTTTATTTCTCTTCACAATCCTCAAGTGAAACTTTTTTGTTAGTAGATTTTTGGCTATTGGATTTTTCAATCTTATCTTTAAATGTTTTTTCATCTATCTCTTCTACTGTATGTCTAGTTTCTTTTACTTGTTTATTAATTATGTTTGAGTAAGGACTCCAATTTAATTTTTCTAAATCTTGTAGTGTTGTACCTGAATTATAATAATCTTCAACGCATACATCCACATTGACCCAAGTTTTTTTTAAGAAAAATTTATTGCTCATATTGTTATGTCCTATAATTAAGTTATGTTGGATAAAAGGTTTATGTCTTTCTTTAAAGACAGTATCTCTATTATACATTATAACTTTTGCTTTAACAACCTCTCTAAAAAATAAATATTATGCAATAATATCAATGGTTTAAAGAGGATTAGGTGTTGCCTTTCTAGTGTAAGTTGTATTATTAATTTAATCCTAATGCTCTAATTTCATCTAACAAATAGATATCATCAGCTAAACCAAGTGCTGTTGGTTCATCAAGATTATGTTCATTTAATTGTTCTTTTATATCTTGTTTAATAAAACTTCTATGATATAATCTTACAACTAAATCTTCTAAGTCTCTAACTTTATCTCTAAGTTCTTTTTCTTTTTTTGTCATGATGGTTTAGTCTTTTCTGTTTTTAAATGTTATTTCAACATGACAATCTTTGTGTCCATAATCACCATGCCATGTATCTTCTAACTCTTCTAACAATCTTATTAGTTCTTTACCTCTGATACATTCATCAGAAGTTAACATATGTTTTACTGTTTCAACTTTACTTTCTTTACCATTTTTCCATGTTGTTCCATATGAAAAAATTTTATAACTATCTATGTGCATTAATATATCTCCTTTGATAATGACTTCATTACTTGTTCTTTAATAATTGATTTGACTTTTTTATTTCTAGTACCTCTACCAAATCCCATAACTTCTACATGGGTATCAAACCAATCGTTTGTTTCTTTTTCTTTATCTATTTTTTTCTTTGTTGTTTTTCTTTTAGTCATGCTACCTCCTTTAATATTTCTATTGCTCTTGCATGGGCAGGATACCTTTTAATATATCCCTTCCACTCTATATAACCAAGCATATGATGAATTGTATTTTTTGATTTAACTTTCATATGTTCTTTCATATCATCAAATCTTGGCATCACTTCATATTTCTTTTTATATTCAATTAAGAATTTAAAAAGTTTTAATTGTCTTGGTGTTAACATTTGTTTTTCTAACCATTTATAATTTCTACCTGTCATAATTAAAAAGGAATACTATCTTCATATTCATCCACATCTTTATCATAACCTGTATCAGTATATGAATGAGATTGTTCAAATAAAAAGTATTCTATATTATCATATTCTTTTGCTTCCTCCATTAGTTCAGCATACTTGTCAGCACTACTTCTATTTACAAATTGTTTCTCAAGCATATAACTATCTGAATGATTAAACTTACTCATCACTACATATCTTTTTAATTTATTTTCCATTTTTATTTTTCCTTTTTTTATGTTGACCCATGTACCATTCTGAAGGTTCATAGTTCCATTTCTTACCATGATGTCCTCTTATATCAGCATACCACATTCGCAACTTTACTATTAATTTTTTAAAAATCATACTATCCTTATACCACAAATAAAAAAAATGTCAAGCATTAATTTACTGTCTTTGCTTTACATAAATTATTCTGTATTAAAAAGTTAGCTTGTCTTCCAAACCAACCTTGTAATTGCCAACAAACTCCTGTATCAATTAAATGTTGCCATGCTTCTAACTCCTCTTCTGCTGTGTCTGCTGGTATATATCCTTCAGCTATACCTACTGCTTGATGTATGTCCACTACTAACTCCTTTGTTAAGTTTATTTTTTTATATTTTCTATAGTATTCAAGTTCAACTCTACTGTTAAAAACTTTCTTACCAAAGATTGCTTTGTTAACTCTAACTTTTTTACTCATAATGTTTTACTATTTGTTTAGCTGTATTAATTCTTTTTTGTGTAGTTAAAAAAGGTAATAAAGATTTACAAGTTTCATAGCATTCATCATTCAATACTACCCATATCTTTTGAGGTTTAGATAGTGTTCCTTTAGCTGTCACTCTTGGTTTTCTATCATAGATTCTACCACCAAACAAATCATGTAATATTTCTATTGGTTTAAAATCTGTATTACAAACTTCTATTCTTATTCTTTTATATGGTTCTTGTTTATATTGTATGTATCCTTCACCATCTACAAAACCACTTGCCCATTTAATCATACTATCTATATTACTTATCATTTACTTTCCCTCCATTTGTTTCATCTTCTCTTCTAATATTACACCTATCATATCTAATTTACTTTGGTCTCTAGTATTCCAAGTGCTTTTATTCATATCTTGTATATCATACTTCCAACTCATCCAGTCTTCAAGTATTTCTTTCATCATTCCTTCGGTCATATTTTTCCTTTAGTTTAATTGCAATAGAGAATAAACCTTTCTCTCTACATTTTTTTATTATAGATTTTAATCTAAATATAAATTGTGTTTTTCTATTCATGTTTTAATGTACTTGCTCCTTGTCTTCTATATTTTTCTTTTGCATTTTTTATTTCTTTTATTTCTTTTTTATTTATTTTAAATCCTCCATTATCCCATAGTCCTACTGTATCTTGTTGTTGCCAATCTTCAACATGAACATCCATTGCTTTATTGTATGCATCAGATTTATTTATTGCTTTAACATAAACATAATACATAACAGTTTCATAACCTACAACTTTATATTTTTTCATTTTCTTCCTTCAACATCTCATCAAAACTTTGACCTGTATATTCT